CTCAAGGGTGATGACGTTGATGTAGCCTTCCGGCAATCCAGCATCCGACAGCAAATGTCGGCACAGTTCTTGTTCCTCCAGCGTTTCAGCGTGTTTCTGCAATAGCGAAATGCAGGCATAGCTGGCATAGATCAGGTCACGCAGGTGCTCGAGCTTCGTCATGGATTTGTTGCGGTTAAGTGTTTTCCTTGTGGCGTTGAGCATGACAGCATGCGCACAAAACCACGGTGTCCCTGGGGCGAAAGCATTCAAATCCTCGGTTGCTGTAGCGCAGGTGATGAACGTGCAGTTGATCGGCGGCGCCACATGATGAGCAACAATTGCCTGATTCCTTGATTTTTTCAGCCCGAAAAGCCATCCAATACTCACTGGCAAGGAACTGCTGGTAGGGCAAGCGAGATAATGATGCGTGATGCAGTCGTTTACTGCCCCGAAATGGGTCTGAAGCTTTGGTGCCCTTGGTTTTCTTAGGCTTGACGGTGGACAGTGCTGCCACGCGTTTTGAAACGTGGTTCATGGCGGCAATGCGCAATTCCACGGGATAAAACGGGCAGCGTCTCAAAATCAATGACCACAAATTGGGGCGAAGGTGTGGATTGGCTATCTCGGACAAATGGACGGCAATTGCGTCAAGGTCGGCTAAAAACGGCAGACCTGGGACGGTTTTGGAAATGGGTTTTTTTGAGTTCATTGGTTTAAACATCTCTCTGCCAAGACCCCCCCTCCCCCCATGCAAATGGCGGTAAGGAAAGGCGACCTTCCAAGCTTGTTTATCCTCGCCTCAGAACTTGCGCCCCCAACGAGTCTCCCGTGTTTGACGCTACGGAAAGCACTGGCATCTCACTGCCTGCATGTCGAGCGTTGCTAGCGTTTCCGCTTCGCTGCCCTGTTTTGTGGACGGTGGGCAAGTAACCAAACAAAAAGGCCGGCGCGTGGAAGAACGCCGACCCTTTGCGGTTGCTGTAGAGCGGAATGCGCTCTTCCACAAGCACAACCTATTGTTGCCAGGATTCTACCAAAACCCCGTCCCCAATCAAGGATTATTTTCGACTGTTTTTACCAGCATGATCCTGTCGTTCTTGCCGGTCTGTTCACAAAAAGATTTGCGCCACTGCTTCGTGCCTTCGCGTTCGACAACTTTGCCGCAGTGCTTGCAGCGGTAAATGCTGGTGATGGGTTTCATTTCGGCTTGTGCTTCTTCAAAATCTTGCTCACCTCATGCGCCGCGATGCGGTAGTCGCCAGCCATGTAGCCGCAGGCAAGCTGCCAAGGTGTAATTTGATGCGGTCTGGCACCGTCTGGAACTGCGCCTTGTTTGGCGTATATGCGGGCCTCACGGAGGAACATTTCGCGCAGGGCTTCGAGGTCGGTTAGGATACAGTCGGGCATTGTAGTTTTACTGACCAGTAAAGCTTGACCATTCCATGAAACATTGCACTTTGTGAAAGGTAATGCCTACCGCTGCAAGGGCCAGCCTCGCAACCCTGAACATGGAGAACCCGTTTCTGTCAGAGCGTCGGAATGACACGGCAGGCAAAATGGTGAGCGGCCTTGTTTTACGCGCTTGCAAGGCGGGGTTTAAGACTAACCAAGGACTAAGCCTCGACGCAATGCCACGACGCTCAAAGGGTCAGAACAACATCACGCAGACGCCGCCAGTGCAGCAAACCGTTTGCGATACGCTGACACGCATTGCCTGCTGACACTGCGTTCGGAGCAGATTTCCTTGTTGCTGCGGCTCCAGTCGACGTTGTCCCAGGTGCTGCGGCGGACAAGCAAACTCGTTCTGCCCCTTGGAATGCCAGCTTTCATGCGACGTTGACGCACCACAGCGTAAGGCACGCCGGTTTTCCTGGAGATCTCAGCGTCGCGCAACGACCAATCTTGTGCCGCCACCCATTGTTTGATGTCTTCGTGTGTCATAGTTCTTCGTTGTATCGGTATTTGAGAAGCAGTGTCGCTTCGTGGATTATTTTCTTGATGTCTTCTGCGCCGTTTTTCCTGGCATGCCGGCACGCTCGTTTGATGATGCAAGCTTCCAGGAAAGGGATCTTGTTTGCCTCGATGAACTCGATGGGCTGGATGGTCAGCGTCTTGTAATGATCGCCGCCGATTTGGGATTCTAGTGGGTCCATGGTTTACGGTGTCAAACGATAGGTCAATCGGGCGCAATAGCAAGCTGATGTTGTCACAAATTGCACCCCCTTATTTCTGACAAAATCATCCTCACCGAGGAAACTTGAGTGGGGACAATTATTTCCGCTTGCAAGATTTCACGTTTTGCGCGTAAATAGTAATGCCGCCCGAAATTCGGACAACGGCAACACCTCCGCAGGACACGGCCCGCAAGGACAACCGAGGACTCGAGATCACGACATCTCAACCGCTGATGGCACAACGCCGGCAGCACACCTCAACTTTTCAATCACCCACCGTTATGGCACTCACGATTCCAGAATTCTATCCTAACCAGTTCGATTCGGCCTGGAAACAGGAACTCCAGCAGAGCGATTCCCGCCTGCTTTCCGCCGTTACTCGCGCCGATTTCACCGGCAAGAAAAAGGCTTACAACCTCATCACCGCTCGCAGCGCTGAAAAGATCCTTGCCCGCAAAGGCACGACTCCCGATGGCGAATTCGACGGCAACAAATACTGGCTCACCCAGTCTCCCTACCAGCTGGTCACGACCTTCGACGAGTGGGACGAGACCTACCTGGGTCAGATCATCCTGCCGACCAGCGAAGAGTTCCAGGCTCACCGCAGTGGTTTCAACCGCAGCATCGACGACGTCATCATCGAGTCCTTCGACGCCACCCGCTACATCGGCGAGGACGGCACGACTGCTGACTCGTTCCCTGGCGGTCAGAGCATCGCGGTGAACTACGTCGAAACCGGCTCGCCGGCTAACAGCGGTCTGACCATCGGCAAGCTGCGTGCTGCCAAGCAGACCATGGACGAATCGGAAGTGCCGGATGGCGATCGCTACATCGCGGTCACGGCTCAGGAAGTGCAGGATCTCCTCCGCACGACCGAGGTCACCAGCGCCGACTTCAACACCGTCCGTGCGCTTGCTTCGGGTCAGCTTGACACCTTCCTCGGTTTCAAGTTTATCCGCACCGAGCGTCTGCCGATCAACACCAGCACCGACGTCACCAGCGTGTTCGCTTGGCACAAGTCCGGTCTGAAGTTCTCCATGCACGGCCTCAAGGCTCACATGGACATCTTGCCGACCCGCACGCACTCGCTGCAGCTGCGCACGACCGCCATGTTTGGCGCCGTTCGCTGCCAGAACGAGTATGTGGTTCGCGTTTATTGCGACCGCAGCCCGGCCTGATCCTCATAGCCCTGGGGCGTAAAACCCCCAGGGCAACCTTTAACCTCATCTTTACCCTCACCCATCATGGCTACTGTCTACACCTCCTTCGCTCAAGACCAGGTCGATGCCGCTCTGAACGGCGCCGATCGCCCCACGCTGCCCAGCAATGGCGGCAACCTGCACTGCGTCAACGTCAGCAAAACCAGCTACACGGCTGCGACCGCCGATCCGCTGTATCTGGTGAAGCTTCCCAAAGGTTCCCGCATCGTGCCGCAGCTTTGCTCGGTCGATCACGGTGACGCTGGCGATGCTTGCACCGGCACTGTCGGTTACATCTACGACGACGGCACCGGCGATGCTGACGGATACGCGACTGCCCTTGCCCTTGGTGGCTCGGCTGGCTCGGAATCCTTCAGCGCTACCGCTGGCGCTGCTGCGCTGACCCCTGTGACGCTGACCGACGACGCTTGGGTCTATGTGACCTGGACGACCGTCACGAACGGCGCCTCGCACTCGCAGACCTGGAACCTGGTCTACACCCTCGCCTAATCGGCGCCCGCCCTGCAACCCCCAACAAGCCGGGAGGGTGTCAAAACCTTCCCGGCTTTTTGCATGACTTATGACAAAAACTGACATCGCCAACCTGGCAATCACTCATCTCGGCGGGCGGCAAATCAAAGACGTCGACTCCGATCAGACGCCACAGGCTATCGTTGCTTTGCAATGGTTCGCCACCGCAGCCAAAGAAGCGCTGAAGTCGCACCCATGGAACTTTGCCATCGCTCGCACTCGGTCGACGATTGCATTTACTTCGTTGTCAGGATCTGCGCTGGCAGACAACGGCAGCGGCGAATTCCGCGTGACGTCCAACGGTCATGGGCTTGTCACCGGTGACCGCATCCTGCTGCGCAATGTCCAGGGAGCCACCACGGCAAACGCGACCTGGTATGTCACCAAGGTCAGCGCCAACGCCTTCGACCTCGACGATTCGGTTTACGTTTCCGGTTACACCAGCGCAACCGGCGAATGGGTCAAGGTGCCGATGTTCGACTGGGAATTCCAGCATGCCCTTCCAGATTGCTGCTTGCGCGTTTTGAAGATCAACGGTGAGTCTGGCGGGCTGAAAGACGACTCGGACGACTTCAGCGTCGAGAAGGAGTTCATCCTGTGCAACAACGAAACTGTCAACATCACCTACATCGACGACCTGTCTGCAGAACCGAACCTGTGGCCGGCTGATTTCTGCAACGCATTCTCGTTCCTGCTGGCATCCTACATGGCGCAAAGTCTCGCCGGTCCTTCGGGTCAGTCTTCGGGTCTGCGGCAGTCCTACGAAGGCTTGCTGGCGCCCATGGCTAAGACTCGAGATTCACGCGAGGGCAAGAAACCACGCACGCTGCCATTTCCTGATTCGCAATTGCTCCAGTCCCGTTCCGGTGTTATTCAGACCGCATGAGCGCATTCCACACTCTCAGCAGCAATTTTAACGGGGGCTTGGTGACTCCCAAGATGAGCGGACGCTTCGACCTCGACAAGCTCAAGTCGGGCTGCGTGGAACTGAAGAACATGCTGGTGTCGCCTTATGGCGGCGTGTTCAAGCGTCCTGGCACGCAGTTTGTGCGCCGAGCAACATCAGATGTGTCCGACCAAACTCGGTTGGTGTCCATCCGAGCCACTGGATTTGATCCTGCTTCTGGAGGAACTGTAACTGTCACCGAAAGCATTGTTTTTGAAATCGGCGTAAATCAAAACATGCGCCCACTTCAATTCAATTCCATTTATTTGCACCCATGGGCAACTTCGACAGCTTACGTCATCGGCGACATTGTTGGCGTTTACGATGCCATTAACGACGAAACAACGGTTTATTATTGCGTCGAAGATCACACAAGCTCCGCGTCGTTTGATTCATCAAAATGGTTCACACAAATCAGCGCTGGCGTTTATAGCGGTGACATTACAAACACCACGCAGGACAATATCATAAACATCCCAATCCCAAACGATTGGATCAATTACGGCACCGACAAGCTGCGCAGCATTCAAATCAACGAT